TCAGTGTCTCCAAGAAACTGAGCAATCTTCTCGATGGTTTTGCCTTCCATCGCGCGATGGGTGGCCCAAGTGTGCCGAAACAAGTGGGCGTGTAGCCGATCAATGCCAACTTCCTCCCCAACTTTAATTATGTGGTAGTCAAGGTTGGTAGGCTTATCCAAAACGTAATCGGAAACTTTCTGGTCATATGCAATTTTTAATACTTCCAAAAGCTTTGTGCTGATTGGAAGCGGTGGCCTACGTTTGGAGGTCTGATTGCGGCCTTCTGGATTGAAGAAAATCAAACCACGTTTGCCCATTTCAAAATCAACTTGAGACCATTTCAATTCAAGGATTGCTGTTTTACGCTGGGCCGTTTCTATCGCCAGCCACACAAACCGGCTAATCCGAGACATTCTATTGGATGGTCGAAAGATTGGTCCGGTAAGGGCGTCCTCTAGGCACTTGTCTCTTAGCGACTGAAGTTCGTCATTGGATAAAACACGGTCCCGCGATGGACTCTTTTGGCAAACCTCGATGAAAGGAAGCATCTCCTTAATGAGCCTCCGCTCTCTTGGTTCAACCTTTGCAGTCATAAAGTTGAGCGCAGCCCTAAGTTCTTTCATTTCGTGATAGATAGTGCTGTCAGCTGCGCCCCGTCCAGGTTGCCCCGTAATTGCACCAGACCGGCGAAGCTCAATGTATTTAGCACTGTCTTTGCGTGTAATTTCGCTGACGCGCATATTACCAAAATATTTGTTAAGGTTTGCCACCACAGCTGGGTAACGATTTTCAGAAAGCATACGACCTCTAATCCATTGATCCATCCACCATTCTAAAATATCAGAAATAATTGGGTCGTCACTTATATTTGTCTCAATCCGATGCCCGTCTAACCACCCTTGAAACCTTGCCGCTGCGATCGATACATCTTTCGTCCTAAGGCTATCTCGCTGCGAACGTCCATCTTGATGGTAGTGGACGTAATAGTTCCCCGCCTTGTTTGGCTGCATTCGCGGTTGCTGTGGTTTTGACATTTTGCCCTCTTTATCATTAAAAACACATCGTCTTGTGATATCCTCACCATACGTTTTGTAGTCTTGATTGTAGCCAAATCACCGTTTTGTCGGAGGCGCTTGATCGTTGAAATCGACACATTAAGCAAGGCTGCGGCCTCTTTTTGGGTAAGAAGAGGAATCATTTTTCGTTTAGTATGCCCATGACGCGCATCGCCTGATCGCTCGAAACCTTTTGGTTAACGTGCAGCCAGACTTGGTTACTATCACCACCCACTTGCTGTATCTGGAATGTAGGCACTTCGCGCGCCGCTGCTACCCCTTGGTAGTTGGGCAGCAGAACGTCTGGGTCAACATCTAGTGCCTTCGCCAACGCGGCAAGACTTGACGGGTTTGGCACGTTTCTGCCACGCACATACTGAGAAATAGAGTCACGACCTAATCCAGACTGCCTTGCTAAGTCAGATTGGTTCAAACCTTTTTTCATCATAAGGCTCCAAACGCGCCGACCAAACTCACTTTTTATGATGACCTTTTGGGTAAGGTCTACATCCCCATCACCGCTGGGTGTAGTGCGAGTGTTGATTGTGTTTGGCATTTTGGCTCTCCATCGGTCCTGTTTAATTTCCTATAGCAGACAAAATGTCCGGTTGTCCATATTTTTATAATAAAATAATTTTTCCTGTGTCAGCTGACAAATACTGCTTGCAACAGACAAAATGTCTTCTATGCTGATTCTATTGTGTGACGAAAAAATAAAAATGAGGTAAATGCTTTGTCACCACTGAAATTTAACACCCGAAAACTTGTCAAAGATTTTGGGGGTCGAGCAAAGACTGCTCGAACTCTGCGCGAACATGGCGTCGAGATTACTACAGACGGAATTGATAAGTGGAATAAGCGCAGTTCAATACCGTTTAAATCAATAGTCACACTTTGCGTAATAGCGAAGGAAGAAAACAAACGTTTTGAGATGTTGGATTACATAGAAAGCGAACAAAGTAATTTGGGAGAAGACCATGAAAACCACGATATTTAATAAAGATAAATCAGCGCGAAATTTGTCTGGAACTAACAACAAAGCGTCTTGCTGGGGACACCCAAAATCCGGTCCACCGAAACTATCTTTGTTTGTAAAGATCCGAAATAAATTTGGTTTAACACGACCAACCACTATTTTAACAAAAGAAGCTTGGCCTAACCGCCCGATAGGCCCACCTTATTCAGCAAAGATTTCCAGAGAAGAGGGCGATGGCTTCATCAACGATGGCTCAACAAATAATGAATTACCAATTGAAATTGATCGCCACAACGCGGATTTAAATGAAATCCGAGAAGACCTCAAAACCGCTAAAAGTTGGTCTTCGCACAAAACACATTTAATGACGCTGCTAGCAATCACCGCTAGCTCAGAGAATTTACCACTCAGAACAAGAGCTACAGCCGCATCTATTCTTACTGATGCGCAGTCTGACCCACTAGAGATCACACTATGATTTGGGGTATCGATCCTGGGATTAGCGGCGCTGCCGTTCTGTTTGATCCACTCGAAGGCATTATTGAAATTTTCGATATGCCGATTATGGAAATTAATAAAAAGAAGCAAGTATCTCCACAGCTTTTATCGGCAATCCTCTCAACTCAAATTTGTCCATTATTCATTGAACAAGTTCACGCTATGCCTGGGCAGGGTGTTACTTCGATGTTTAATTTCGGCAAATCGTTTGGCGTGTGCCTTGGGGTTGCAGCTGGATTGCAAATGCCTACAACAACGGTGTTGCCATTAACTTGGCAGCGCAAGTTAGGCACAAAAAAAGGTAAAGATGGTTCGAGAGAACGTGCTTGCCAATTATTCCCCTCTTATGCGCAATCTTTTGCGCGTAAGAAAGACGATGGCAGATCGGATGCTGCTTTAATCGCTTATTTTGGCTTTTGTTTTGGAGAAAGTGTTGAAAGTAATGGCTGACGCAAACGGATTTATAACACATGGCATAAAAAGAATAAGCGTTTCTAACGTCAATAAGTTTCGTGAATGCCCAAGCGCGTGGGCTGCTTCATACTTAGCGAAGCACAGATTTAAGGCTGGATGGGCTGCATGGCAGGGAAACGCTGTTGAAAGCGGCGTTGAACACGGACTTTTCAATGGTGGCTCCATCGATGATTGCGTCAAAATCGCAGTAGACGATCTTAACGAGCGTAGCCTATTCGCTTCCAACAAGCTTGAACAGATGGAAAAGCGCAAGCCCATCATGTCGCGGATGATTACGAATGCACTCGAACAGCTGCTACCCCTTGGCGAACCAGACACCCCGCCGGAAGGTTCTCGACAGTGGGAGATCAACATTCCAGTGCGTTTTCGCAAAGGTGAAGGCGGCGTAATAAACAATCTCGGCTATCTCGATTTTAAATACACAACAGGCAAACATGCCGAAAACCCATTGGTGGTCGATCTAAAGACCACATCGAAATCACCGTCAACTTGGTCCTTGTCACACGGGATACAAGCAGCGGTGTATGAACGCGCTGTCCAACAGGAGCTTGGTCAAAAACCAACGGTAAAATTTCTCTACTGCCTTACGAGGCAACGAGACCCGTTCACTTGGCTGGAAATGAACGACAGCGCGTTCTACCTCAAACAATTTAAACGAACCATCGTGCAGATGGAGGCTTTTTTACGTCTTAGCGACGACACAGAAACGTTAATTCAAGCATTACCCTACGATCCTGGGAGTTTTTACTGGAACAATGCGGAAGACATTGCAAAAGAAATTTACGGATGAAGACCACACTTTAAATGCTACGGACGCCGCTAGCGACCAACAGTATTTGTGGTGGAGGGTTCTGTCTCAGAGCGTTGTTGATGCTGACAATCTTGACAATGCAAACGTGACGAAACGCAACCAAGCAAAGGCGGCAATTATTTGGCTTCAACATAATCCAGATGATTTTTATGTGGTCTGCGCTCTCGCCAACGTCGATGCCGACGCATTCAGAATACGAGCTAATAAGTGGCTCGAAACTAGGTTCCCTGCGGAACTCCTCCGCAGCGTGTACGCCTCTCCACGTTAAATGGGGCGCTAAATTCGGTAATCCAAGGAGATTTAAATGCCGTTAAATATAATACAAAGTGGGTCAGGCTCACCATTCATTCGGTTTTCGATTGAAGAAAATACTTGGTCAATATCAAGTGAAGGTGGGGATTTGCAGCCAGTAAATATGTCTGATCTACCCGTTGTCTTCGATGTTTCAAACGTCCAGATGGGTTGGTTGAAGCTTGCTGGTGGACGCGATTGGGCGCCGTGGCCCAATAACGAACCTTCGCAGCTAGCTCGTCCATCAGATGCTCACTCCCAAGGTTTTAGCATAAAGCTTTTTTCCAGCAAACTGTTCGGAGATGAACCAGTGCGTGAACTATGCACATCGCAGATCGGCATGATGGACTTCATTAAAAACTTGTATGATGAATGCGAACGTTCGCCAGAATTTAAAACAAAGGTTCCGGCTATAGTGCTTGGCGATGCCCCAAAAAGAAAACTTGGGCGCGGTTCAACAAGAACACCATCCTTCACAATAAAAGCGTGGGTAAAGCGCCCAACGGAATTGGCAGAAGAGGGTAGTCCTGTCCCTTCTTCGCCAGCAGCGGTTGGTGACTCCCAGCCAGCCGCGAAATCAGATGACGATATTTCCTTCGAAATCTGATAACTTGGGGCCGCGTAAAATGCGCGGCCCTCTTTTCCCAAGGGGTCGGCAATGACAAAAACAAAAATAGAATGGGCAAATTATTGGTACGACCTCGGCTTTAGTGTTGTTCCAGTGCATTACAACCTTCCGAGCGGCGGTTGCAGCTGCCATCAGGGAATGGATTGCCCGTCGCCTGGTAAGCACCCTGCCCCAAAAAGTTGGCAGAAATTTCAAAACAATCGTGCAGATAAAGAGACACTAGAATTTTGGTTTGGAGGCCGGTTTGCAGAATTTAACATGGGCGTTGTCACTGGCTCAATATCCGGCAACGTATTTGCCGTAGATGTGGACATAGGCGAAGGCAAAGAGGGTGAAGACAGTTTGCACGATCTGCAAATGCAGAACGACGATCTCCCCGAAACTTTGGCTCAAGTCACCGGCAGCGGTGGCAAACATTACTTCTTTCGAGCCCCGAAAGACGAAAAAATTATTACTGGCAAGAACACATTAGGTCCGGCGCTCGATACGCGCGGCGAAGGTGGATTTGTTGTTGTTGCTCCATCGAACCATAAGAGCGGTGGAAACTACCATTTAAACGGCGCAGCCGACTTCGACATCGAAGCCTCACCGTCTTGGCTCACAGCAATGAGTTTGCAAGAAAACTTCCATTTTTCCGAAACATCCGCAATGCAGCAGACCGCTACAAACAAGTGGGGTGATCTGGTTGATGGACGCGAGGGGTACATGGTTCAGCTTATCATGGGTACACTAAGGACTTGGTGGGCGGAAAAGGGCATACTTCCAACGATTGAAGAACTGATCGAAGACGCTTGGCCTGTGTATGATTTAAAAGCTTCTGCGCGCGGTTTAACTCTCGATGATGACAACCGTGGTCGCAAATTATTTGAACAACGCGCGCAATATCAGTTAAAGAGAGCGGAACGTGGTCAGCTTAGAATCATAAATGAGGTTCAAGGCGGCTCAGAATCACCAGCAGAAGGGTTTGCTCCAAAAATCCCATCTGTAGCGGTGAGCGAAGGGGACAGTTTGCCGACCGCGCCCCTTCGCATTCTCGATTGGGGCGTTGATCGGTACGCCGGAACAGCGCCAGAGCAAGAATGGCTCATAGAAAACGTACTGCCCAAGCGAATACCTGGACTAATTGCTGCAATAGGAGGGCTGGGTAAGTCGTTCATCTTGCTCGATCTATGCCTCAAGGTAGCTGGTGGAGATCAAGCACTGCATCAAGAGAGCGCGCTGGGCGGTAAAATCGTCCATAACGGCAAAGTCGTTTTTTTGGGGGCAGAAGACAGTGCCGACAGCATCCATAGACGCATAGAAAGCATTGCCGGTCCCAACCTGATGCAGCGCGCAGCCGGAAACCTGTTTGTAGTCCCTTTGCCCGATGCCGGCGGCCCTGTTCCACTGATCCAGAACGTCATGGGTCAATACGCAATCACGCCCCAATATTTAGAACTGCGTCGGCAGCTGCAAGAAATGGGTGACATTGCTTTGGTTGTGATAGATCCGCTGCAAGCATTTGCCCATGCAGACATCAACACTGATCCAGCAGCCGGACAGTTTTGGTGGACAGTGATGGCAGAGCTTTGCGTATCAGTGAATGCAAACGTCATTATCGCCCACCACATGCGAAAAGAAGGCACGTTTGCAATTAAAAAGTCCTCGCAAGCGCGGGAGGCGATACGCGGCACAACAGCTTTGGTTGACGGAGCGCGCTGGGTCTACAGCCTGTGGGCCATGCCAGAGCAAGACGAAATCATTATTGCGCAAAAAATGAGCTTCGAAAGTGGCGTGGGTAACTGCGTTATGGGTGGTGTCGTCAAGATCAACGACAAAGCAGACAAAGGAACGCGCACCTACGTTCGAGCCGAAGATGGACTTCTGATCGATAAAACTAGCGAAGTATCGCAAATACTGGACGCCTCTCTAAAGCTAACAAGAATGCAAACTGACGCCATATTCCACGAAATCAACACGCGATGGCACAGCGAAGAGCCGTTTTCGATGGCCGTAAACACTGGCAGATCAATACAGAAATACATTTCAGCTGAATATGCCATGCCGAAACACGCAGCAAAATTCCATGTCGAAGCATGGGTCGAGCAGAAAATGCTGGAAAACGCAATTCACAACAAAGTCACGAAAGCAAAGGGCATCAAGGTTTTAAGAAATATGGGGGACAGCTGATGAAACAAGATAATGCAAAACTGTACGTCACCGGAATAATTCGAGCAGCTAATATAATAAAGACGGACGCAAAGCAGAAACACGAAAATTACTCTCTCGCGCAACAAGCCGAAAACATCAAAGCGATGGCTGAAAATCTCAAGCGCTTGCTCGATGAAATGTAAATTGTGCGATGGAAGCGGAGAAGCTTATTACGAAAAGCCAGTGGTTGATTACCAGAACGGCGGCTTCTTGGACACTGTTCTGATGGAATGCGACGACTGCGGCGGATCAGGCGAAGTGGAAGACGAGGATGAAGATGACTACGGTGATTGGCTGTACGAACGGTGGAAGGATAAAAAGCATGAAGACGATGGATAGCCTTTCAAATTGCCCGAACTGCAATCACAAGCTCGTAACGTGGGACAGCAGACCGCACACCAATTACGGCTACGCAACTATCAAGCGCAAACGAAAATGCGTGTACTGCGATCACCGCGTTGTTACAGTCGAAATCCCCATCGAACTCGGCAACTCGATATTTACGGAGGATTATGATGAATAAGCTGTGCCAAAACTACGGAAATGGGCGCACTTCCCCCCCTAAAACTACGGAAGTGACGCGGGGTCGCTACCCCAAAACAACGGAAGTAAGCACTTTTGTTACGGAAGTAAGCTATTGTTTTACGGAAGTGACGCGGGGTCGCTACCCCAAAACAACGGAAGTAATTTACGGAAGTAAACCCCCATACCCCTTACACACTACTTCCGTAAAAACGGATTGTAGATGTGATGCTGTATGGGAACTGTGCGCGGGAGAAATGAAAAATGGCTAGCTCAAGATATGCAAAGGTAAAACGTAAACCGAAACACAAAACAGCTGATGACAGTTGGACCGCGCCAGCGATGTTTAGTGACCACAGATTAGATACTTGCAACTCTGCAATTAATAGCGTCGATCAGGTCGCAAGAAAACTCGAACAGCTGTGGGGCATAGGAAGGCTGGAACGCCTCGCATCGCCAAAGCTAGCAGTACAGTTTGAACAAGCCAGACAAAACTTTAACGCAGCCGCCAACGGTGACGACAGTAACTACCTAGCCGATAAAGCAGCCAACCTAATCACAGGATGGAAAGCGCTCGAACAGTCAGCGGTCAAAAATGGAAACAAACCAGATGATCCTAAAGTGTGGCACTTCATTGGTCCAGATGATCTGGGAAACAAAAAGTATGCCATCGTAGATCATTCCAGCGAAGTAAACGATACAATCTATAAAAGTGCGGATTGCGTCTACTCACTCGATGAAGTGGCAAGAATTATAGCTGAATGGGAAAAAACGCACCTTGGTGACATGGCTGCAAAAGTCAAAGAGTTGTTCCCAAAATCTAAAATTACAAGAATTAAAGATGGAGACTTCATCGATGAAATACCCTTCTAACGATAAACCAAAGATGGAGACTGCAACTAGCATGACCCCCAGAAGAACGCTTCTCCTGGAAGCCGCAGAAATTGTCGAAAATGTTAGAAATTTGGAATATGGGGAACCATCAGAAAACATGACGCGCACGGCTGCCCTCATGTCTGCGTATTTCGGAACACGTACTGGATCAAGCTTCTCCGCACATGACGTTGCAGTGTTCGGGATTATTCTAAAGCTTGGACGCATTGCAAACGATCCAACAAAACGTGACAATTGGTTAGACGTTTGCGGGTATGCCTCGATCGGTTACGAGTGCATTGAAAAAGGCGGCACTTTCGCACCGCCTTCTAAAAGTCAGACCTAAAGGCTATCTTATAAGCAATCGTTTTCAGTCCACTGGGGTTCGCTGCCAGCTTCTATTTTTGCAACGCCCCAGATGGCTAGGTCGTCATTATCATCAATCATGCCTTGCACGATCTCCATAACTGGCGCTTCGTCTTTGTGAATTGAATAATGATCTGTCGTGTTATCAACTACGCGAGGACCACCCTTGTAAACAGAATAAAATAAAACGTATGGCATTATTGATCCTCCAGAACTAGCTTGATTTGAGCTTTGGCGCGCTCGATGTCTTTGCTTGAAACAAATCGCGCCACCCTCTCCGCTCGTTTTATCCACGCCTTTGACTTCATATCACATTCAGCAGTAATCGCATTTTTCAGCGCATCCGTTAACAAAATATATGCACCGCTTTTGAATTGTGTCTCTTGTGTAAAGTCCATTATCATTCTCCAAAATAGAAACGTGAGCAAAACCAATCGAGCGCTTTTGCAACTTTGTTATCATCAAAAATAGGCAAAGCTTTCCAAGGCAAAAACCAATCCTGATACTCAACTTTAATGGACTCAGCATCACCTTGCTCAGATATTTCACCAACAATTTGAACAGCTGGCCCACCAGTAGAAAGCAATATTCTGAACTCTTCTGGAATAGCGCCATCTTTGAAATCTGCCCAGCTGCCCCAACCGCTGCGTACTTCAATACTTAAAGGCATTTCGTCAATTTCGCGCTCTATTTGTTCGCAGTCCTCGCTCTCTTCGTAAAATTCTTTTTCAAGAAAACTGGTGTGAAGATCGATAATGTGGCTCAATCTAGATGTTGCGCTTAAATATCCGTTGCGCTCGTTTTCGGGCAATCCTTCCGGAGCTTCTTTTAGATCAAACATTTTATACACCCTCCATGATCGATGCGGCTACAAGGCCAAGATAACAAATTCCAAATAGCGAAATCACTCCAGCCAAATCACCCCAAAATTCAATTGGGCGTTTGCGATATTGCCTGATTACGTCTTTTAAAACTTCCATTAATATTGCTCCATTTTATGACCTGACAAGGCATCCTCGTCAGCGAAGCGTTGCCG